TCCCATACTTTTCATTCAACATAGAAAGGAATATTTCTTTAAGTGGTTTTTTGCTCTCAAAAATGTAGCTACTAAATTCTTTAATCTCTTTAAGGCTTACTTTTACGGAATCATTCAACTCTAAACTATTTGCTAAAGTTTCAGTTATTTGTTTTTTAGTGGCTAACGAGAAGTAAGGCACCTCTACGACAGCCTCAACTAAAGCTTGCGCTATTGTTTGTTCATCATCCTCATAAATAAGGGAAGCCAAATTAGAGATTTTATCGTTATTTAACCAAACAAGATCAAAGTTATTCTTAGATTCAACTAACTCTTTTCTAATCAATTCTTGTTTGCAAACCATCTCATAAACATTATGGTTTATCTCATTAGGAATTACATACGAAGACTCATTTAGGTCATCATAAGAGAGCCTAGGAAGGTTAAAGGCATGAGATACAGCAGAAGACAATCTAACCATATTTTTAATTTCTGGAATATTAGCTAAATTCTTGTTTTCAGCTAGAAACTCCACTATTTGAGGAGCTACCTGCACCATTTTTTGGAACTCTTCAGATTCAATGATTCTGTTAGTTCCATTAAATTTTTGAGATTTCTCGTAAAGTTTATTTTTTACAGAAGAAAATTTAACTCTATTCTCCCATAATTGAAGAACTTTGTTAAAACTAGTATCAGCCTCAACAAAGTCCTCTTCAAAAATATTTTGAATAAAGTTCGAGATTTTATAATCTACAAACTCGTCAAATTGATTAGTGTCTTCAAATAAATCATCTGTTTCAATTTGAATATTTCTTAATGCTACGGTGTTATTGAAATCATAATCAGCCGCAATAATATAACCACTTTCTGTGATAAAAGTGACCTTCTGCTCACTGTCATCAATCGAAAAAATCTCTACATTCTCTCGTAAAGATCTACCCAAATAATCAGAAAGTTTAATTATATTGGTTATTTTTTTGTCTCTATTCTCAAAAATATGATCAAACATGTTTTTTTCATTACTCCTAGGTGCTAAATTTATATATAGCAATCATTTACCTAAAATTTTAAGATTCTTCTATTTTTCCTAAAATTCTTTGCCAAGTTTTTTGTTCATCTACCCTATACCCCTCTTTCTTTTTAATTTTGTCTCTATATCTTATTAACGAAGAGAAATCTTCGTTTGGTCTTTCGTTTTGTGTTGGTGTTGAATTGAGACCACCAGGTGTGTTTCCTTGGGGCAATTCACCCGCTCCTGGAGATATTTGATTAAGTTCTTGTTGCTGGTAAGCAGCCTCTTCTGACTCTTTCTTTAGCTTTTCTTTCAGTAACAAAATCTCACCTTCACTCATATTATAGTATTCCTTGTAGATGTAATCTTTTGGAAATAGTTGCGTTTGAGTAACAGTTTGTACTATTGCTAAACGAGCCTGATCAATCTCTAATCTTCTTTTTGTAAATCTATCAGAGGGGTCTGGTAATTGAATTCTTATATCTTTAATTAAGCTTAAAGGAAAGTTCTTCATTACAAGATGACGTTTAACTAAAATCTCTAAACCTACTTCAATATCGTGCTGTACTCTCGCAACGGCTCTAGCGAATTTAACATCCAACTCTGATAGGTTTGCTTTTTTATCAGGTGCTTTATCTTTTGTTTCCACCACATAATCGCGTGGGACTTTAAGAGCCGCTAATAACTTGTCTCTAAAGTAAGACACATCAGTCACTTCGCCTAAATTTTGCGCTCCAGGAAGGGTCTCAATCCGAGTTCCTTGATTTCCTTTGATAGGAACAAAATAATCTTCATCCGCTGCTAATGGGTTGTATCGAGCATCAACACCCTTACCCCGCATGTATTTCTCTTTTTTAAATTTTTCTTTAACTCTCTCGATAAACATCTCAGCTTTACTAGAAGGCAAGTTACCGACATCAATATAAAAAATTCGTCTCTCTGGGGCTCTTGAGAGTCTATAAATAAGCATTGCATCTTCCATTAGACGCAATGATCTGAATGTCTGAACCCCATATGCAGCTACTGATTTGCCGTAAGGATAGAATTTAGGATCAGATGTAAATAAACGAAAATGAACTATCTGATTCTTATCTAGCTCAATAAATTTAGAGTTCTTTGTTCCTGTTTGATCAATATCAAAGGCCCCTCCTTGAGCATAATCAGTTTTTCCTGCATCAGGAATTTGTTGAAGGAATGTTTTTAAATAACCATAATCATCCTCAACGCGCAAAATAAAATTTGGATTTAATACTTTAATTTTTTGTATTCCAGCCTCTGGATTATTTACATCAGCAATAGACTCAATAAAACAGTCCCCAAATTTTACGGTATTTCGACAAATATCATAATACAACCTATCAAGTTCGATTGTTTTAAATAACCGCTCTACTTCAGAAACAACCTCTGGACTTTCTGATTTCACGCTCCAACGCTTATCGTTAGTATCCTGTTGAGTACAATCATCAGCATAAATATCAAAAGCAGCACCCACCTCAGGGTGCTCATCCATTTTTTCATACTCCTTATATCGTGTTCTTCTGCTTCTTTCAATCTCAGAGTAAACAGGAGTAGTCCTATTCATAGTAAATGCAGCACCAGAATTAGGCGCTTGCTTTACATCGGAGCTAGGAAGTTTTGTGTCACCTGCAAGACTATTATCTGGATTATTAAATTCCTGTGAGACTGCATGCTGTGCGGGTGTAGCAAAAAATCTAGCAAAGAATTTTCCTAAGGCTCCTCTAGGATAAAAATAAGGGCCTTTAGCTTTGTAATCAGCCCAAGTGGATTGTCCACCCTCTTCGTTTATTGTGGTTTTTACTTCGTCAACCATGTTAAATCCTCAACTTGTGGTCCCCCAAAAGATATTAAAGGCACTTTATATTTATCTTTCTTAATATTGTCATCTTTAAAAGCAGTTTCTTTAACGAATTCAACTAATGAAGTGTCTCTTGTGTACTTTAAAATGTGATTAGCTAAGGATAAACTCATAATTAGGTCATCGTGCCTACCTCTATCGGCAGTTATCTTTCCAGAACTGTTTATTACAAAAGTATTTAGTTCATTTAAAGTTCGCTGAGAGTTAATTTTTAAAACATTCGTTCGAATCGCTTCTTCTAATTCAGATAAAATAACATCTCTATTTTTTAGTGTCACTTGAAACCCAGGCAAGCCATTATCATCATGCCATAAATTCTCATATTCATGATGGTTAAATAAAAGATCTACGACATGGTTTCCTACGGTATTTCTCTCTACCACAATATTAGCCGTATTATAATACATGCCTTCTTTATTCAAAATTGCTGCAAACTCATTGATAGGGGTCTTATTGCTATAAAACTCTGCGACTACTTCTCCATTGTAAAGATTTACTATTTGCGCGGCTGAATAATCTCGATCCCTTCCTAGTGCAGTATCAACACCTATAATATAATCATAAAAAGACTCGGGCTCTTTCCAAACACGCATCCGATTATTATATTTTGTGTAGTAATTTTCGTCAATATTTTCTGCTAAATGCGATAGTATAGCTCCATCGACAAAAGTATCGCCTGTCCCTAGAAACTCGCACTCGTACTCCTGAAGCCATTGTTTTCTAGGCATATTTGATTTAGTAATCTTCTCCCAGTCATCAATATTGAGGGGAGGCTTCCTTTGAGACATTTCTTCATAAATATATTCAAACCCAGGGGTTCTAAAATACTCTGGATGCTCTTTCCATCTAATATCAATAGCGTTAAATGAGTTTGCATTCTCTAAAGCTTTACTATAGGTTTCAAAAAACCAATTACCTAAGCCATTTACAGTGGAAAGAATAAATGCTCTTCCTCCTGTAGAAATGATAGGATAAACAGCAGCCCAAATAGTATCAATAGATTCAACGAAAGCAGCCTCGTCAATAATAAGAAAAGAGCCAGCAAGAGATCTTCCTGACTGTTTTCCTGAAGGTCTAGACTTAATAACAGATCTATTTTTTAACTTTAAGGTGTGCTTATTATCTTCTGAAATTCCAGGGCTCATATAAGAAGGAAGTTCTTCATACATAACTTTAATCCTATCCAACACCTCTGTAGCTTCTGTATCACCTTTAGAAAGAATAACTATAGCCTGATCACGTTTAAATACCGCTAACCAAAGAGCGTATGCAGAAGCTATGGTTGTGCAGCCTGCCTGTCTAAATTTTCTTAGGATATTAAATCTATTATTTTCAAGTTCTCCTACAATACGTTTTTGAAAGGGGTATAATTTAAAGGGGACCAAACCTCGAACAGGGTGAGTAACCTTGACATAATTGCACATAAAGTGGACTGGATCTTCTTTACATTTTTTAAACTCTTCTAATACCTCATTTTCCATGAACCTTTACTCCTTAACTTGTACTCGGGATGAGAACCTATCTCCCACAACCACTAATCTATTAAAGTACTTTGAAAGTTGTAAAATACAAACAAAAGTACTTACAAACCAAAATTCTATTTTTGAGGCATATGATTCTGGCATAGATTCCTTAGATGCGGATTTGGATGATATAATAATTCTTTGTCATGATGATATAGAAATACTAACTCGCCCAGAAGTATTTACCCGTCTTCTAAAAGAAAAGCTATCAAAAGTTGATACTGGTTTTGTTGGAGTGGCAGGGGCAAAAATTTTAGTGGACTCTGCGGTATGGTGGGATAAACAGGTCTGGTCTTCAGGAAAATTAAGTGGGTATGTTATGCATGGAAATGATATAGAAACTATGTACCCAACATATTTTGGAGATTTAGGACAAGTTGTTGTAATGGATGGTGTCTTTTTAGCTGCTAAGAAGAGGACTCTTAGATCAATTCAAACCAAAAAACCAGCTAAATTCCCAGGTCTTTGGGACTTTTATGATATTTTTTATACTTTTCAAGCTCATTTGAAAAAGATGAAAAATTACACATTACCTATTCATATAAGACATGAATCAGGTGGTGAAATCGCAGGACGAGATTCTTGGCATAAGAATAGAGAAGCTTTTATAAATATTTTTGGGCGATACCTTCCTACCTCTGTTTAGGGGGAGATTTTATTAATCTAGCTTTAGTAATTAATCTCATCGTATCAGCCTTTAAATCTTTGATTTTCTTCTCCTGTTCAGGAGTACGAGGGCCATGCGCTGGTTCCCCCACCGCTCCCAGATTTCTAAGGGCTGCGATATTTGCGGATACTCTTCTTTCAGAGGAATCATCATCCCTATTCTTCTTTTTCTTAGACTCACAAATAAATGTATAAATTTTGTTTGTCCACTTCATGGTTGGTCTATTTTCTCTTCTTGGGGAGGCTTCTCGACTTTGCTTTAAGAAGGTAATGAACTACCTACTTTAGCTGACTGAGGATTACTTGGTCTTAAATCATAAATACTTCTTTCTGTAACTTTCTTTAAACACCTATCGTATCTGCGTTTAGCATCTTTACCCCAAGTGCTTCTTTTTGTTGTACCAGCAGTTTTAGCAATTGAGTCAGTACAAACCTTATACTTAAAAGAACTTTGAGTGCGTTCTAAAACTCTTTCTTGCCAGTTCATCACCTATTTTTAAACCTGTCCTGCTGAGAGGCGGTGGTATCTCCTATTTGAGCCGCATCGTGTGCTGCCATATTGACCCCGTAATCCGTATTAATGTTTTTTGTTCCTGCCTTGTGTGTTCTTCGTCTTCTTGGCTTTCCTCCCACCGTAGTTCCCGTTTTTGGATTATGTCCTCTGCCTACCCAAGTTACAGATCCTTTTTTCTTTCCACCACGCACATACCTTATCTCACTAGGCCGAGCACCATGTGCGGTCTGCTTTTCTCTTTGTCGCTTTAGCTTACCCTCAGTTAAACTCTCGTAAATTCTATTTTGCCAATTCATTTCTTTTTCTTTGTTGTTTTACCCTCTTCTCAAAGGTGTTTTACCCTCTCTCTTCTCAAAGCAGAATAACCTGCTTCCCGTCTTTCCGCTTCAGGTTGTCCTGCTGTCCTAGCAACTGCTCTTCTAGCTGCTCTCCTCCCAGGAACTTGTTCGGGTCTAGATGTGGCTCTTCCAAAAGTAGGATGATCCTCTGCGGGAACACCTTGTCCACCTTGTCTAGGTTTCATAGCGCCAATCTTTTTTAAGAGTTTAGCTCTTTTTGCTAAAGGCCCTCCTCTTCCTGGTTGGGTATCAGTTTTTTGCTCTCCTGAACTTATTGCTGCCCTCATAGCTTTACCTGCTGCATTTTCTGTCACCAGACTCTCGTATATTCTATCTTTCCAGTTCATACTAATTTTTTTCCGTGTTTTCGTTTACCTTCTCGAATAAAGAAGCGTTTCAGTTGTTTTTTTATAAAACCAACCTTCTCATGATATCTAGGATCTTTGTTTCTAAACCCCTTGTTCTTTTTCTTCAATTATCAGAATTGCTGTGTTGCCTGATGTACAGCGCCACAAGAGCATCCTACACCATGAGCTTCAGTAACAGTTTCAACAGTAACTTCATCCGAAGAATTCTGGAGAAGTCCAACTAACCATTTTCCTCCCCGCACAGCCCCAAAACCAATACCAAAAATAATAGATGCTAAAACTACTACTTCTGCTAAACTCATCTTATACACTGAAAAAGGTGTTCTTATTCTATCTTTAAATAATAATGCCCATAGTGGGTTCATTTCATTAATCCTCTCTTTTTAGCTTCTTCATGAAGCTCTTCTTCTTTTTGATCGCCATTCTCAACAATTCCTTTAAGAATGGTCGATAAATTTGTCACAACAAGCGTGATTAGTCCTGCAACTACTGCAATACTAGTTTCGGGGACAAATTGTATAGAAAAAATGAATGTGCAAACTAGGAAAGTTAAATAAAACCCAGCAAATTTTGCTAAGTGTTTAGAAGCAGTCTCTTTTGCACTTTCACGAATAAGAAGTTCTCTGAATTTCGCATCGGATTCAGCATTCATCTTATCAACTTCAACTCTACCTTCAGCCTCTTTAAGCTTTAAAGCAGAATTCACATCAATATAACCTTTATCATTAATCATTGGTTTCTCAGCCATAGTAATCTCCTCTTGGCATTCCCCCCCCTTTCTATTTAGGGACACACCCCAAATAACTGTTATTCTTTTTTCCTTTCACGAAGGAAGTTAGGCACCTTTTCAGCAATGCGCTGTTCTAGGTATCATAAATCTCTTTTTTGTAATCATTTTTAAGTTAGCTACCATCTGCAAAAACATCAGG